AAAGCTCATATCAAAATTACCTTTTCTAATATGACTTCTTAGAATCTTTTTGTATCGTTTTAGTGATATATAATCACCAGTCGATTCTTCTTTTTTGTGTGGTCTTAATATCATCCAACCCTCTTAATCTTTACATAACCAGCTCTACGTTCAGGTGCTGCTTTGTATTGCACTTCTTTAACCTGCGCTTCTTTAGCTGGTAGTGTTTTCCATTCCAGAACATACTCTGCTGCTCTAGCTTTACTATGATTACCCATAGCCATCATAAGATCAGTCATTAATTCATTCTGCTTCTCTTTAGCTATCTTTATGGTTTCTTTTAATGCTTCAATTGTATCAATAATATCTACTGTATCTGCATCTAAGATCTTTTCATTTTCATCATCACCATCACTAAAAATACTTGCTGCGTGTTCTGGGGTTTCTGGCGGATAGTAATCCTCTTCTTCTACCCTTCTATCAAAGTCCAATACAACCCTTGCCAGCTCACCTTTAAACGCTTCATCTTTTTTGTATATGTATATGCGTAAATCAGTTGATTGAAATAGAACAATTAAGATCCCATAATCCGCATTGAGTATATCCATGCTCGCATGTAATTGATCTACACCCAAATACTTTGGCGGTTCATCTACTGAAGGAAAGTCTGAACTGCATTTACATTCAATAGGTATGTCTCCATTTAAAATCAGATCCTTATGCCCAACAATATAAATACCATTATCAGGATCATGGCTTACTTTTAAATTGACTGTTTTACATCTTCCATCTAGTGATGCTTGCAGTGGTAGTTCTGGGTGATCTATTTTGTAATCTACTTCAGCTTCGAGTTCAGTTATACCTAAACGCCTTGCTGCTTCTTTTATTAATACAGGTTCTAATAAGTCTCCTGTTGCCTGTCTATTAGTTTGATTCCATGTATCTTCTAAAGTTCCATGCTTTTCTGCAATAGCCTTTTTAAGACATCCGTGTTTATCAAAAAATCTAGCTCTATCAAATAACGCACATATTATTGATGATGTTGCTCTAAACCAAGTTAATTTACCTACCATTTTATAGCTCCTTATTTATCATTCTGTTTATTTCGTAAATAGAATCACGCACTGCTATTGGCTGATTAACACCAGCTACTTCAATGTATGTTCCTGATTCATCTTTGTAGAAAGATTTGAGATTTTTGAGTGAAATAGTTAAACTATCTAAACAACCTAACTTGTTAAATCTAACAGTTCTCTTAGGTTGATTGGATTTATGTAACCTTTTAGATCTTTTACCTAATTCAGATAAATATATATTATGCGAAGTTATATCTGCCAAAAAATTAAGCTCTAGCTGTTTTGTCCCACTGCTACGCTGTTTGTATTTGACTGCTGTTCTGCACATATTGTTCTTATCCTTTATAACTAACATAGTATTACGTTGCACCTTTATAGTATGAGCTGAATGGTTTGTCGTTTGCTTTACTCTTCAACTCTGTATTGGTACACATAACTTCGTATTGTGCTATGTGTAATTTATTACGTTCTGAATTAGGAGATCTTTGTATCTTAGCTAGAGTATTAACTAGTTGCTGTAATAGATCTTTTGCATCTATTATGTTCTGGTTTGACTCCAATGGAATCGTTAGTCTTTTTACTCTATCTTGATAACTCATTTATCTCTCCAAAATTTCTAACTTTAAAAATATATAAAATTATTTATTTAAATACAAGTTTTTTTTACACATATTACCCTCAAACATTTAGCCTAATTTATTGTGGGTATTTTTATATCTATTTTTTATACCTAAATATGTTTCGTTGTATTTACTATGTGCTTCATCATTTGTAAATGAATCAAATTCTTCAACTTCAAATTGTTTATATAGTTCTGCAAAGACTGTTCCAAATGTTTCCATAAATACAGGTGCAACTTCTGTCAGCGTTTTAAGTTTAGTCGTTGCATCTATAATCATAAGACGATTTAGCAACTTTGTAGGTAGAATTTTTCTTGTTCTACCATCACAACCACAACGGCAAATTTCTATAAACTTATGTTTTGTTAATTTTTTAAGTTTAGTTCTTATTGTATTTTCATTAGTCATTAAGGTATTACTTAATATAGTTATAGTTACTGGTCTATTATGAAAGTTCTCTGAATAAACAAATTTAAGTATAAAGTCAGTCATCTTGTCTATTTTCAAACCTGTTTGTTGTTCAAATGTTAAATGACCTTTTGCTACTAACACTTCATATTCCGCTAATGCACCTACTGTATTAATAGCTGTAAATTCCATATTTATATCCCCAAGTCCCCTGCTTTCTTCAATAAATTACGAACACCCATTGGTGTCCATGTATTCTTCCCTCTTCGTGTTTTTATATTTCTTGCCATAAGTGCATCAGCAATACCTTGTAGTGTTACCTTGCCATATCTTTGGATTTCTCTAATGACTGGCATGATTTCATTACAGTAATCATCTGCTTGTTGTTGTCTTGCTTTACTTGCATTAATAGTTGCTATATCTAAATTAACAGGATTGCCAGCCTTCCAACCTGTAGCTCTTTTTTTGTCCAAGGCTGTTCTTGCAACCTTTTTATTTATCTGAATTTGATCTACGCACTGTAAAAGCATTTGCGTTGTATGATATTTATAAACAGCAACATGACCATCTGTTTCTCTAATTGCACATACATAAGGATCATCACCCTCTAATTTTGAAACACTATTACAAAATGCCAAACTTCTTGGTAAGTGTCCAATATTAGGTATGATTAATTTTGCAGACCTTGCATTGCATTTTTTAACAGCTTTATCTAATTCAGGTTTATAGTTTTTACGAACACTCGTTTCAATAAACCTATCTATAATAGTAGATCTTCCTGTTAAAGCTCTCCCTAATAATGCATCACCCCTAGCTTTGTCTTTTGTTGATTTTATATAAACAACAAATTTACCTATAGCACTATAATTACTTCTCATTCCCCAACACTCCTACGCTTCCCAGCGTGGTATATATAATTAATGCGAAATTGCATCATATATTATAATTAACATTCCCTAAATATATATGAAAATATATTTATATACAAATATCTAACCTGTATATTTATAAAACAATATTACCTAACTAGTCTCTTGTCATACTTTAATCTGCTATTAAAATTAGGTTTTACCCAAATATTGCGTCTTTTTCTAAATGCCAGATAAAGCATTGTTTTTATATATATTGATTTTAGGATCTTGAAACTTATAAATCCTAGTGTAAAAAATATTAGATTTTCCATTATGCACTCCTCTTTTTATTTAATTTATGTAACTTGTATAAGTCTTTGGTGTATGCAATATCTATCTGCATATCTTCCCAAATCTCATTTTTGATTTCTTGTTTTGTGATCTGATCAGCATTACTAATGATTTCAAAATCAGATTTCTTGGGTAGCCACCATTGATGATTCAATGATTTGTATTCAGCAGAAGGACTGCCATTGTCCTTCCACTTCCACTCCACTATTCCATGTTCTGTATTGGCAAATAGTTTCATTACTTATCACCAAAATAATATTCAACATCAGCATCAGCTAACTTAAAGTCAGCATTGCGTTTCGTTAATAGTTTTTGTACGTATCTTATTACTGGCTGCCAAGAAGCACTTTCTGCGGCTTTTTCAGATATTGAACCTTCTCTTTTTTTATTTGCTTCTGTTTCAACAGCTTCAAGTACAATTTGTAAATTTGTTGTATTAAGCTGTCTTAACTTACGCTTAACATAACAGTCCTTTTCATGATGCCACTTAAACCAATTTGCATTTAATTGATTCCATATTTTTTGTTGATTACTCATTATTTAACTCCATATTTATAATTAACATACCCTTAGTATATATAAATATATATAAATGTATAGTTTTTGGGTTAGATATTTATAAATTACTTTACTAAGGGATTTAGTACAGGAATCTCAGATAATTGATTTAAAGTTTCTTGAAAGGAATCTATCTCTATTGTTGGCGTTAATACATCAGCATCAAATGTGTAATAGTTTTGGCTATCAGTTGCTGGTTTAAATATCACCCTCTTCTCTGGCATAAAGACCATTGCAAGTATGTCTACGTTATATCTTTTATAAGTATCAGATAACTTTCTACCATTTTCAGATGCAAAAACATATTTGCCTTTAGTTGTAATATTTCTTGCTTTAACTTGCACTGAATATCTTGCTGATCCTAATTCACATATAAGATCTGCTGGATGTTTGCTTTGAGTATCGTATGCAAAATCACAATATTCAAGCAGAAAGGTTTTAACCAGTGATTCTGAATAAGCTCCAAGTCTGGAGTTGTTTAGATGGTCTTGGGCTGTCTTTGTTGGCATAAGGCAAGCTGGCGTGAGTTATAAGCTGCTCTATTGGGTGTTTGTGTTGCATACTTGCTTCTAAGAAGCTCCTCAGATGCTTCTAACCAACAACCCATCTCCATCAATGCTCTTGTTTGTCTAAAGTTCATAAATCCTGTAATTCCCATCTGGAATGACATATCTATACATACTAATCTTGCACGTTCTGGCATGACTCTCCATGCGTGCCATATTTTATCTAAGTTCTTTACGACTCTGCTTAGATCATTTTCTAGCAAATACATAGCTTCTTCTTCGCTAATACCATTAGCTTCTAAATTTCTACCTATGCCAATAGTTAATTTATCCTCAGAACATTTATAAGGATAAGTACGCAACCCTTCATGCCTTAAAAGCATTTCTTTTGCTTTATCTAACATTTTATTTTGTGTGAACACCTTTTGTTTTCTCAAAGGTTCTTAAGGAACTCATGCCTAACAAAGATAAAAGAATTGTAGTAAGTTGTGAAAAATCAAATTCCAGAGCTTCAAGTTTTAGATCTACACCATTAGCAACTGCTATCCAAGTTGCGATAGGCAATAAACAATAATGTACAGCCAAACTAAATGAACAAATCCATAAAATTGATGGTCTTGCTCCTGATACAAACCAGTTCCTGTTCTTGGCTTCTTCAGAATTAAGAGCAATTTGTGCTTTATCAAGCGATATAAATTCTTTTTGTAAGTCATGTGATAATTGTTCTTTTAAATCCTTATCCTGAACAAATTTGTCCAGAACATTATTTGCTACTTCAGCAATTTTGGTAATACTCATATATTAGTTGTTAAATTAAACCTCTAAGAACCAAGGTAAACATACTAATTAGTATTGTTGTAAGACCAGCTAATAGCCAACCTTTCATACTATTAACTGATGCTTGTAGATCATCAGTTTTTCTATAGATAGTTTTCCAACGCTCTTCGCACATTTTTTCGTGAACTCGTAAGTCTGAATGAACATCATTTGCAGTCTTACGAGCTGCCATTATTTCTCTTCCACTACTTCTTCTTCAGCGTTAATAGCTCTGTCAAATGATTGAATACAAAGATTCTTGTATTCACTTGTAATGACATAATCATCGTATGCTTCTTGTAGCCTAGATAATTTTCTACCAACTACATTGAGTTTTGCAGCTATTGCCATTTGATCCTCATTGAGATCTGAAGCTCTATACTCTTTATCATTAAAAGTAATAATGACTTGATCTTCTGGTTTTTTAGTTTCTATATTTTCCATATATAAGTTCCTCTCTTGGGTTTGTTATTTATAAATTAATTATATAGAAAAATTTATATTGATGCACTTTCATTAGCAAGTTTCTTAGCTTCTTTAACTTCATCAGTCCAAACAGTTGCAGTTATACCTTGAACCTCTGTAGACTCACTAGATACGTCTGTATCTGTATGAGTCCAATTACCATCTTCATCTTGAACAGAACTTACACAATCTAATGCGTGTCTATGAAAAGACCTTGATAGCTCTACACCATCTTCTTTGATAACTGTAGCTGTTCTTACTTGTATAGTTTTGTAGTTTCCTACAACTTCTATTT